TACAATGCTGTGTTAGAAAACAACGGATTTGAGCATACTAGACCGTTTGGATACCATTTTGGTAAGGAAGCCCATTGCTTTTGGGCAAAACATGTGTTACAATACATGCTCAACCACCAAATTGTGAGTGCAGATGAAATACCTACTGATTGATACAGCCAACATGTTCTTCCGTGCCCGACACTCAGCACACCGTGCCAGTGACACATGGACTAAACTGGGCTTTGCCCTGCATGTTACCATAATGGCCGCTAACAAAGTGGCCCGGCGTTTTCAAGCAGATCATGTGGTGTTTGCACTAGAAGGGCGCTCGTGGCGCAAAGATTTCTACGAACCCTACAAGAAAAACCGTGCTGTGGCACGTGGGGCAATGACCGAAACAGAAGCAGAAGAAGACCGACTGTTCTGGGAAACGTACGACGAGCTGACTAAATACTTGTCTACAAAAACAAATTGTAGTGTGATCCGTTGTGCCACTGCTGAAGCAGATGATATCATAGCACGTTGGATTGCACTGCACCCCCAAGATGAACACACCATTGTAAGTTCAGACACTGACTTTGTGCAGTTGCTGGCCGCCAACGTCACACAATACAATGGTATCACAGATGAACTACTAACCTTGGAGGGCATATTCGATGCTAAAGGTAACCGTGTCAATGATAAGAAAACTAAACAGCCAAAAACGATCCCGGATCCAGCCTGGTTGCTATTTGAGAAGTGTATGCGTGGCGACACCTCAGACAACGTATTCAGTGCGTATCCTGGAGTACGTGAGAAAGGCACAAAGAATAAAGTTGGTCTCCGTGAGGCCTTTGGAGACAGAGACAAGTGGCGACACCTCAGACAACGTATTCAGTGCGTATCCTGGAGTACGTGAGAAAGGCACAAAGAATAAAGTTGGTCTCCGTGAGGCCTTTGAAGACAGAGACAAGCGCGGATACAATTGGAACAACCTGATGTTGCAACGTTGGACCGACCATAATGGCGCCGAGCATCGTGTGCTGGATGACTATGAACGTAATTGTACCTTGATTGACCTTACAGCACAACCTGCAGATGTCAAAGCCACTGTAGATCAATGCATCCGTGAACAAATTTCGCACAAGGATGTTGGCCAAGTTGGAGTTCACTTCATGCGGTTTTGTGGCAAGTACGAGTTGACCAAACTCAGTGACAACGCAGATCAAGTCAGCCGTTGGCTCAACGAAACATACAAAGGAGTATTGGATGATATTAGCTAAACCTGTAGTAGAGAATCAGTATTGGATACTCAAGAAGAATAATCGCAAGATTGGTCAACTTGAAGTGACTGAGAACGGTAACTGTATCATAAAAATTCATGACAATGTCGTGAGTTACAAAACAGTCAAAATGGCTCGAGAGGCTGTGAACATTGAATTCGAGCCGCCAGAAAAAGCCACACCTGCGCCGGAAAACATAGTGTATGGTCACAACGTAGAAGGCACGGTATACAATCCCTTGTGGGATGTCAAACGTCGGTTACCTTTGTTTACCAGAGACACAAAATCCAAGTCATGGTTTGCGGCTGGTTGGTATCGAGTACGGCAACATCGCAAGTGGAAAATTGTTCAGCACCCCAAACTCATCTCCTTAGAGCGTTATGAGTATCAAGGTCCGTTTATTAGTAAAGAAGAAGCAAATGTCAAACCCGTTTAGAGATCAAGAAAAATTCATGCGAGCCTGCGATCAATCTGTAGGCGAGTTCAATGAGGCACAATATCAATTGTACTGCAATCTCATCTCAGAAGAGTTCAACGAATTAGTGGCTAGTAAAACCAAGGTAGACGATCTTGATGCCTTGATTGATATTTTGGTTGTGACTATTGGTGCCATTCACAGTCTTGGTGCTGATGCAGAAGGTGCATGGAAAGAAGTCATGCGTACCAACTTTGCCAAGATTGATCGAGACACAGGCAAAGTTCGCAAGCGTGAAGATGGCAAGGTACTGAAGCCACAGGGTTGGACACCACCTGATCTTATCCCACACCTCCAAAAAGGTGACCCTTACTTGCAGACAAAATGAGCCTACATATCAATCGCTTTGTTGATGCTATCAAGGCCGCAGAAAGTCGCGGCCAGCGTGATCTAACAATATCATTGCGTGATGCCAAAGACTTACACGGGGATATTACCAAACTTTTGCTGACATTGGAAGGTATGCGTAACCTAAAACCCACAGCCAAAGAAGAAACTGTCACGGTAGAATTGAGTGGTGGCAGTTTCAAAACCACGTAGTTTTTGAGATAAATAAACTACGGAGATAATGATGTCGAGACCCAAGCCAACTGTTTTAATCGAACACACTGACAAAGCCACTTACAAGACCGAACAAGTGTTGGCCTCTGAAGGAGTGTGGGCAGTGTTTTTTGATGCAAAACCCATCAACTTGAAAACCAGCAACATGCTCACACAATATCCAGGACCCAAGTACAAAAAGGTGTCATTCTCCAATCCCGGGCATGCCAAAAATCTAGCACGTAAACTTAACACACAATTCAAGACCGACAAGTTCACAGTGGTGCTCTTGACGCAGGGGGCGCAAGTGTACCCCAATGCTCAATAAAAAACAACTCACACAATTCTTGATATCTCAGTCTGATTTATGGACTGTGGAGGAAGCCATGGCGGAATGGTGGCAAAGTCCTGACAATGGTTGGCGGCTGACTGGGGTTGGTTTTGATGCATTCAAACAATACAAATTGGAACATTGGGATTTTGAAACAGACGTTGCTGTTCATGCTGTGCCTAGAATACTGTTAACTCTGGATCGAAAACTTACTGGCCCGTATTATATTCAAGTCAGCAAGCGTCCCAAACTATGTTTCTTTGTCAGCAAGGAAGCAACCATGTATGCCCTGTATAATGATGTCAACCGTTTTGTGGCAAGTTTACAACAATATTGAGCAAAAAAACAACACTTTTGTAACCCTAAAAAGTAGTACTTTTGTAGTACTACATTTCGGTTGACCAAAAATGCTCTTTTTGCTATAATACTTGTATGGAACTTAAAACATTGGTATTACCGCAAAAACTCAGCGCACAATCACAATGAGCCTGCGTAGCCGTGTGAACAAGCACATCTATCGCTCGCGCACTGAAGACAAGTCGTGGAACCTGTACGAAGCAATTCGTGCCGCAGGTGAGTCGGCTGTTAACTCCGCCATTATCGACGTGGTGCGTGGCAAGGATGCCGCACACAAGTTGGAGCGTGAACTAATACGAAAGTATGCACCTGCACTCAACACCGATGTGCGTACAAAAAAGGTTGACCAATAATTGCCCATTTGCTATAATACTTGTATAGAAACTAAAAAGGAGCTCAAGATGTCAGTTACAGTTAACGGTGTCAAAATTGATACAATCGTAGCCGAAGCCAAAACAGCCGCTCGCAAAGCCGCTGAACAATTCTTTCAAGAAAAACTAAACGGGCGAGATCAATTTGCCTGTGGTTTTGCTTGGGTTGATATTTTTGGTGTCAAAGGCAATACCAAATTGGGTCGGGCTCTTAAAGAAGCAGGCGTCAGAAAAAGCCACACAGGAGCCTTCCAAATTTGGAACCCAGCAGACATGTATGTACAAAACGTAGACACACTGGAAGCCGGCGCTCAAGCAGCAGCTGATGTGTTCAAGAAATACGGTTTCACCGCCTACGCTGGTAGCCGATTGGACTAAGGAAACGTCATGATTGAAATGTTTGCATTCCTGGCTGTCACTTTTGTGATCAAAGTTTGGTTCATCAACCGATACATGTAAAGAGAAAAACATGCTTGCCAACTACACCGCAAAGCCGATTGAATTTGAAGGTCAATTTTATGACCAGCGTCATGGTGGTCCGTTTGATCGCGGTGCCGCTGACAGTTATTACAATCGCGGTCACGAGCCCCACTTCTATGTGGCAGGGACTGGCACCAGTCGTCGCTTTGACATACACGACATGACTGCACTACAAATCGCGGCCTATACCGCAGGCTACAATTGGAACGAACAACACGGCAACAAGAAAGATTGGGGTTGAACATGATACTATCACCACTTGACGAACGCATGAACGCAGAAATTGATGTGCTAATTGCCAAACTGGAAGCGGCAAAAACCAGTCGCACATATCTTCAACGTGCCAATCTTGTGGGCCAAGTGGCCGAACAATGCCAGATGTATGAATTTTATTGGGAAGAAAGACTTTACAGTCTAATGGATTGAATGTATAATGTAGCAAGCTCGACACAACAACAAGATTTTGAATCTTTAGATCTGGCCATGGCGTATGCCAGAGTGTTGGGTGAGTTTGTTACTATCACAGGCAACGGTATGGAGATTGTGGGTGTGTTTGGCGCTGACAGTATCAAGAATGGCAAGTGTCCAGACGGAGTAGACTACACATGGATGAAGCGGAGATCGCAGTGAACAAGCGTATCAAACAACTAATGGGGCAGACCCTGGACGACAAGTTCAAGGAAACCTGGAGTACCATGACGCCCGAGGACTTGGAAAAGTTTGTGAAACACTTTGCTGAGTTGTTGATCCGCGACTGTGCTGATACTGCATACAGGTTTGACGGGCTCACACTGGGACAAGGCTACACCATTGCCAAGCACATCAAAAAGAACTATGAGGTTGAAGAATGAACCAGATTAGTCAGTATCTGATGAGCATTATCTGATGAGCATTGATCGGCCACCTTATGTAGATGGTCGGCGGGTGGGACAGGCCACACCTTGCTCAAGTTATGGTCAGCCCTCTTGGTTTATCTCATTCTTGGACGGGTATACTCATACCAATGATCCTGTGTTCACAGATGAAGATGGCCTTAACTCAGCAACGTCTATTCGAGAATACGCAAACAATTTAGGATTTGAATAATGTACGAACTAATATTTACAGTTTTGGTCACAACCAAGGCCGGTCTTCCGGGCTTTCATATAGAACGCATCAGTCAGTTTAAGGAAGTAGCGGAATGTGAAAAGGTCAAGACTTCCATGGTCACATACATGGATCATTTGGTACGAGAAGGCCGAATGTTTCCCGGCGTTTTTGAATGTAAAAAGGTACAGCAATGAACAAAGAAATTACACTCACACCTGAAGGTGGCCGATTCTATCGCGCCATGACGTTCCATTGGGTTACTGTGGCTGTTCTCATGCCACCATTAGCCATTGCTATGATTGCGGCCATACTGAATCCGTTTTGGTTTCGTGACTCAATGTTCAACTGGGTTGAGCGTAGAATTAATCAGTTCACACGTTGGCGCAACAATATCAAGTATCGCATCTATCTTGGATGCGACCCTGTTGTTTGGCACACCCTCAAAGGAGATCTAAAATGACCATGCCTGCTGGAAAATACTACATTGGTGACTTGTGCTATGTCATGCACCCTGAATGGGACGAGGCTGTGAGCCTGATGTTTCCACCCAATCATTCTGGCCGAGGAGTGGATGGCGAGTTCACTCTCCAAGATGGCCGCAGATTTGCAAATTTTGGCACCCGCTGGGGCGACGGAACTTACATGAGTAACATGCAAACCCGTCACCTAGTGGACTCTGGCTCAATTGGTTGCATACGTGTGGAAGACATCCAGGACAAAACCTATGACAACATTGAAACTCTAGGTGCTGTGGTAGAGTTTGATCAGCCGTTTGAAGTGTCAGAAGATTCAGGTCTAATCTGCTTTGGTGCAGTGGAAATTGAAACCAATCCTGAATACGAATTTGATGAATAAACTGATTCGCGATGGCCGGGTGGCTGTGCTATACTCACCGGGCTATGGCGCGGGCTGGTTTTCGTGGAATACCAGTTGTCCCGAAATCTTGTTTGACCCTGCCATGGTTGAGTTGGTTGAACAAGAGAAGTGGGACGAGTTGCGGGCCTTTGTGGTACTCAAGTATCCAGACATCTACACAGGTGGGCTTGAAGATTTGCAAATTGAGTGGATTCCTGAGGGCACACAGTTTCAAGTAAACGAGTACGACGGCAACGAAAGTATTGAAAAAAGAGACAGCGTGAATTGGATCACGGCTTGACAAACTCTTAGCAATCTTATATAATTATAATCCATAAAACATGAAAGGCCGTATATGGAATTCCTACCAGTATTAGAACTGATTGATCGACTCTGCATTGCCAGA